GGGCATTGTCATGGGAATAACGCATGAGGAAGACGTCGCTAAACTGCATCAGGCGGCGGCTAGTTTTATGACTTACTCCGGATGCGAGCGCCTGGGTGAGGAGATTGATGGCCCCTATCGTAACTATATTGCAGACAACCCCATCCAGTCGGAGCCGTCCGCCGCATGGCTGCAGGGGCTTGGAAAAGCTGTAGGCGCGGATTATGTGACGCTGGTTTGGTCGGAGCTCAGCGGTTTTAAAGCCCCCGGCTACTTTCACACCTCGGTAAAGGCAATCAACACGACAACAATCCGGATCATCAGGACATCCGATGGATCCACGCTACTTAATGCGGAGGCAAGGAGGGCCGGTAAGATTGAGGCAGAGGCTCTCCAGTGCGCCCTTGCCACCCTTGAAAACGCTAAACATGTAG